ATCGTTGTCTGCAACTGTGTTTACAGAAACAACAACGGTAGGAACGTTAGCGTGTGCTGGAGTTCCAACTGCCATTGAACCCAAAAGTGCTGCAGACACAATGAGGGCGATCTTGTTGAATGATTTCATTCATTTCTCCTTGTTTTCGTTATTTATCTGACTTTTCGCCAGAATTCTATTATAGCAGATATTCCCAAAGGTGGTCAAATTAGGTTTTCTTTAATCAATCTTAGGGTTCTTTTATGAAATCCACCTTTAACAAATTTATCATATATATATGATAAAGACCTATTTGGATCATACCTTTTATATGTTGTAGCAGCATGAATAATGTCTTCTATTTCTGGTGTTACCATAAACTTTTTTAATTTAATATTATCGTGAGTTCTAAAATTAATATACATTAAAGGATCATTTTTTTCAGACACAATTATTTTTTCTGAATTATCATAAAACTGTAATGCTGGATTTACTGGTCTAAACCATTTAGAAATATCATAACTTCCTGGAACAATATATCCATTTTTACAAAAATTACTTTTATGCATAAAAGGACTTAAAATTTCAATTTCTACAGATTCTTCTGAAAAAAATAAATATCCAGGAGTGTAGTTAAAATTATAAACATTTTCAATTTGTAAAACTCTATTCATAAAAAGTTTATCTAACTCTCTATTACCTAAATTAAATACTTTACTTTTTTCTACCCTAACATTTATATCAAATGGATTTTTCATTACATACATATTTTTTGTATATTGTAAAAATGATCTACAAGAAAACATAGATCCCATATTTTCAATATCTTTATTTTGATTTTGTTTTAAATCTTTATAAACAGAAGATAACCCCTCATCCAACATAGTTAATGTCATAGTAGAATCAAATATATTATCTACTTTTGACCATGTTGGTTTAACAGCATAATAAACTTCAATCATAGTAAATTTAACTTTCCTAAAAACTCTTTAACATCGTCTGGCATTTCATTATTTCTTTCGTTTTCTAGTTCTTGTCTTCTTTGTCTTTGCATTTCTTTGTGTGCACTTGACCAAGTTCTAACCTCTATTTCAAGATTATTTTCTTTACTAGTATATGATATCGCACCAAACGCTGCTCCGCAAACTGCGTCAGCCAAATCTTTAGATGATTTTCTTGGATGATCTACACGATTATTTTTCATAATCTTAAGTTCAGATAGTTCTTCTAATAACAAAGGAATATTTGGCATAGCAATTCTATCCTCATACACAAGCATAGCCAAATCTTCATAATGTTTTTTAGCAACTGAAACAGTGTCTGTATTTATATTTACAGCCTTAAGTTCTTGCTGAATATCGTATGATTGCCATCTATCAAATGTTACCTTACCAATATTAAACCCCATCCTTCTAAGATTAATAATCCAATTTTTTACTTCACTGAGATTTACTGGTCCTTCTTTTTTAGGCTCCCACCATGCAACCGCATCAACTACAACGATTGGTGCAACTTGTTCGTAGTCTTTTATAACTTGTAGATTTACCCACTTTTCAACATGTGCAATTGCAACAGCACATTTATCATGTCTTTGGGCTAAGTCAGCATGAACATAATATGTTTTGTTTGGATCTGGAGTAAATCCAGGATCAAATCTTCTAAACTCATCTATTGGATTTCTAGATGTCATACAATGTTCTAATTTTTCTTTTTGTTTAAAAAATGCATCTGAAGAATACGTTGGCATACATAGAAAACGCATCATTGCATCACCATAGTCATTGTAGAATGCAATTTTAAAATCTTCAATACTTCTTGTTGGATTTACTTCCCATGTTGGTCTTTTCAGTGCCCAAACTCCAGGATACTTATATGAAATAATATGGTCTTCTTCCCACTCAATTTCTAGTATGTTATCTGGAGTATCATCGATAAGAGGATTGATTATATATTTATGAGATTTATGAATTATATCTTTATCTGCAATTACACTATCATATTTTTGTGAAATAAAGTCTCCTTGATATCTAGGAAATGAAAGCAAAACAACCTTTCCAAGATCTGGAAAACGAGAATCAATTGTTCCTCTAAATGCTTTGTATATATTGTCTGCTGTTTTACCTTGCTCATTTCCAGTTCCAACCTCACTAGCAAAACCAGAAATTTCATCAAGAACTGCTAAAAGCAAGTTAAGACCTTCATGTGATTCTCTTTCTGAGTGTCCAGAGTAAACTGTTATTGACTTATCAAATTCAATTGAGTCTACTTTAGCATTATACTTTCCTGCAAACCAAGGTGATTTTTCTATTTTTGTTTTAAATCCTTTGAAGAAAACGTTTTTTGCTTGTTGGGCGTTGATAGCAACGTTAATAAGGTCAATCGCATCCCCAGACGGTTTGCCAAAATACCTTGCGGGATCTTTAAGACATAATAACTTATAAACAATATAGGCACAAGCCACAGTCGAAGTGAAGTCTTTGCCACTACCCTTCCCAAGTTGTAAAATAATTTCGTTTTTTGTGTACTTGTCATAATATCTTGCTCCTTCGACAGTTCCCATTAATAACTCAAGATCTGTCTTTTTATATATTTGGCTCATTGCTTCTACAATTTCATATTGTATTTCTGACAATGGTGGTTGTCCAAGATAATCTGGAGACTCAACAAATGTTTTTGTATCAACTGGATTTTCTTCAAAAGGATTATCTTGTAATGCCTCAAGAAAATCATTGAACATCATGGACAATTGTAATCACCTCGTCTGACTTTGCAATGTCAGATAGTTTTTTCATAATTAGATCACGAACTTCAGGATAGTCTTTAGCAATATCTTTTAATATAGTAACAAGAACATCCTGTTTTCTTTCAATTTCAACCATTTCTTCTGCTAGTTCTTTGTTTTCTAACAAGCCAGCCTTTTGTAACATTTCTATTCTTTTAGCCTCAATATCTAAAACTAATTTAATGCCAGCAGTTTTTGCTCCAAGGTTGTTGTTTAATGTAGCCTCATCAATGACTTCATATGCCTTTGCAATAAGTTTTCCATAATGTGCATCTGCTGCTGCTAATGCTTCTTTGGCCCTTGAACGTATGGCATCATTAGCAGAAACCATAACTTTCCATTCATTAAGATGTGCAACTACACGAGTTCTTGGTAAGTTTAAATCTTTAGAAATTTTAGTTGGATCGCTACCTTTTAAATACTCTTCAACAACTTTGTTTATTTCATCTAAATGCTCTACTATATCAAGGTCTTTGGACATGTTTTCCTTCAAGTCTATTGATTTCATCTTGTATATAAAAAATTGCTTTTTTTAAATCTTCAATATGTTTAGATTCATCTTTAATTCCTGCTCTCCAAAGATACTTAAAAGCATTTCCAATATTAAAATTACGATGACGTGTAATCTGAATACACTCAATACCAGAAGGGTCTGAAGTATAGTGTTCAGGATGGTTTACTTGGTCTACTGTAATTCTAAGATCATTAGTCACGTTTAGACTTCCTTAATCCAAATTTAGCAAGATAAACATATATTGTTTCTGCAGTTGTTTGACATTCCTTTGCAATATCAGTAACAGACTTTTTATCTAAAACATATCGTTTTCTTAACCAAGCCTCGTTTGTATACAGTTTAGCAGCCATATTATTTTTTGTCAATCTCCTTTATAACTGGGTCCAACCTATCCCAATAACCGCCTGGATTACCCTGATATACCTGACCAGTTTCACGATCTATCAACAACCACTTTGTTGGCGATAAAGTAGTTACGTTTAACAAAACATCGCTATGCTCTTCAACGTATTTAAAACCAACTCTATCTGTCATGATACCGCTTTCTCCCAGTTGTTCAAAGCCCAATGCCCAATTCCACAGGCATCAGCAACATCGTAGTCATCTATTATTTTATCATAGTGTATTTCTATTAAGTCTACCGTTTTTTGTTTTCTAAAATTTCTTTCAAAAGACTTATACCAGGCATCAGATTTTCCTGGGTTTTTTGCTCTAATTTCCAACTTTTGTTCTTTACTTAATGCCTTATTTCCAATGTAGTTTTGCCAAGTTATTGGAGAAACCTTTCCTACTTCTATCACTCCAGCATTGCCAGCCCCACCAATAATTGCGCCCTGTACCATTGCAAGATCTGCAGCAGTCTTGGGGCTATTCATAAAAACTGTATGCTCAATAATAATTGATGAATTTAAAAACATATCCAAGTATAAAAGAGCCTTTGTTTTTTTAGATGCATCAATACATTTTTGATAAATATTATTTCCTTCAAACGCTATCTTACCAACAATCTCAAGTTTTCCAAACTCAAACAATGCAAATGCAAGACTATTTGTACTTGCATCAATAGCAACAAATT